AGAGTGTCAATCAACGCATGGTAAGGGTCGCCGTATTGAGGCTGCGACGTGGTTTGATGAGCATCGTCAGGAGGTCGGCGGTTTGCTCCTTAAAGGTCTGACCTACGCCGCTGGCGAAGAGCCTTTGGTCTATAACAAGGACGGCGACGTCTACGGCAACCGTTGGATGAATGCGCGCCCTGTGTCTGGCAGCGGCGACGTTAGCAAGTGGCTGGCGCACTGCGAGCGGCTTGTGCCTGACCCTGACGAGCGCGCGCATATCTTCGACGCAATGGCCTTCAAGGTTCAGAATCCCAAGATCAAGATCAACCACGCGATTCTGCATGGCGGCGACGAGGGCTGCGGTAAAGACACCATGTGGGCGCCCTTCATATGGTCTATCTGCGGACCTAACTATAAGAACCGTGGCCTCATTGACGGCGATAATCTCACCAGCCAGTGGGGCTATGCTATGGAGAGCGAGGTTCTTATCCTCAACGAGCTTCGAGAGCCAGAGGCGCGAGAGCGCCGCGCGTTGGCTAACAAGCTCAAGCCTATTATCGCCGCGCCTCCTGAGACGCTCCCGATTAATCGCAAAGGCTTGCATCCATATGACATGGTCAATCGTCTTTTCGTCTTGGCGTTCACGAACGACCCCGTGCCGATCTCACTGCCGTCACAGGACCGTCGATGGTTTTGCGTTTGGTCGCGCTCGCCACGTATGCAGCCTAACGAGGCTAGGGCGATATGGGACTGGTATAAGGCGGGCGGCTTTGAGGCTATCGCTGGCTGGATGATGCGCCGTGACGTGTCCAAGTTCAATCCCGCCGCCACGCCGATGGAGACTGAGTTCAAGCGCACGATGATAAGCTCCGGCATGTCCACGGCTGAGTCTTATATCCTCGACGAGATCGAAGCTATGCGTTATCCTTTCAACCAGGGCGTTATCGCTGGCCCCTGGTTCAAGGTGTGTCAGAAGCTCGCCGGGCTAGCGCCTACTGGCGTCAAGATCCCTCAAGCGGCGCTCTTACACGCGCTTAAGGAGGCAGGCTGGCGCGACCTTGGCCTTGTCCATGCGCCAGAGCATAAGAATAAGCGCCACATTTTTGTGTCGCCTAAGCTAAAGCACCTTAACAAGTCAGATCTTCGCCGCATGGTTGAAGACACACCACAGGAGGGGAATGTTGTTGCGCTTCGCTATAATTAGTGTTCTCATGTGGGGGCTGGCTGCGTGTCAGGCCGCGAAAACGATTTATGACACCTGCGCGGAAGGTCTATGCAGATAGTATGCGATCTGGTCGTGTGTTATACAGCTCTTATAGTTAATTCACTATGCGAGTTGTGTAATGGCCGCGCTTTCCAATAAAAAAGGCCCCGCGCTAGGGGTGAACGCGGAGCCAAATAGCAATGGGGAGGTTTGCTAATAGACAACTATTAGCAGGTGCCGTCGCCCATGTAAAGCAGGTCTAAGCGGCGCGTTATCTCTTGCTCCGTCATTATGGGGTGCTCTACTGCCATGGGGTCTATTTTGCGCCAGAATAGCCACAGAGGCACGTTGACTTGGTAGCAGGGCAGATCCCTCGGCACGTCGGGTATTGTGGCCTGTATGGCCTCGTATTGCTCATTAAAGTAGTTTGTCATTTGTCGCTCATTTGTATCTTAAAGGCTACACATTTGCCAAATGTGTAGCACAGATAAGTCATTTAACACCCAATAGAATCTCTATTATCGCTATTATTATAACCGACATTACGCCCTGGTTTTCTATATTCTTTCCCATCTAATCTCGCTTGATAGCAGCGCTCCCCGTGTATTACTGTTGTGTGGTCGCGCTTTAACACGCGCCCGATTTGCGGATAGCTGGCGCTCGTTTCCCGCCGCGCCCGCCAATAGATGCGATAGCGCGTCCATAGAATGTCTTGCCGCCTGCTATAGCTTAAGACTTGTTCCGGCGAGAGGTTACTGTCCAGCGCCTCTTCTATTAATATTTGTTTTACTTTCTTCATTAGGCTTTCCCTTATGACGGCTGTTGCTCCGTCGTGTCGTTTACAGGCGTTAAGAGGTCTTCAGGCGGCTTTGAGCATATCATTGCCGCAATGACCGCCTCGAGAGCTTGAACGCGTTCTCTCAGCTTTGTGTTCTGCTCTAATAGAGCTTTTATAATATGGTCGCTCATTTGCGCGCCTCGATTTCTTTTTCAATTAAGCTATGCCGGAAAGTATCCGACTCATAGTTGAGCATTATCTCTAACGCGCGCGTTGATAGCAGATAGAGCATCTGTTGGAAGTCATAATATTCAGCCATACGTGACATGTTACCCCCCTATTGTATACAATAAGACTAAGGCTATTGCCGGAATTAAAAGGCTAGCGCATGTTGCCAGCCCGATGACGTATAGTGCTTGTTTCATGCTGCGTCTTCCATGCAGGCATAGGCTAGACTTTCGTCGTCCAATAGCGCTTGTTCTATGTGCGGATAGAGCCAATGGCTTTGGTCTAGATTGAGTTTACTGTCATTGTGCCCATGACCATAGATGACAATAGCGTCGACGCTAATATCTGTCGCATAGTGCTCGAATATCCCCACGTCCGGTTCGGGAGACGCGATGTTATACGATATGTCCGCTTCGCCAGCCGCATAGACGGCATAGCGTGGCAGGATTGAAAGCTCATCAAAATAATAAGTAAAGGTTCTCATGCTGCATCCTCCTCTGCATATGCGCTTTCGATGCGCGTGCCGCTATGCGCGCAATAAAGATCGGGATCTTCGTAATTGATAGCGATTCCAACTATCTGCCATTGTTTGTCGAAATAGCCATTTCGCATATGTGCAGAACAAATCTCGCGCCAGTTAGCTCGCGCCGAATCAATTGAAAGCGCCTCGCCATCAGCACAAATGAGATATAGTGGGTAGCCGCCAGGCCATGCGTATTTATCACGAAGAGCCTGTTTGATGTCTGAAAGATTGCTTATCGTTCTCATGCTACCTGCTCCGCATAGTTGTCGATCATATGTTGCGCTATCTCTGTCCAATTAACATCAGACAGGAAGGCCATGGCGTATGAAAAGGCTAGGCTCATTGCGTCGCCTGTTTGCGCCTCTAATGTTTCTTCAGCCATTTCTTTAAGGCTAAGACCTAAGTCATACGCCTCAACATCAGAATCATGACCGCAGTCATATGGATCATAGCCGTCAAACATTTCTAAATTGACGCGCCATGTCGCGTAGTTTGTCCATCCGTTATAGTTGCTCATGATATTTCCCCTATCAGTTTGATTAATACTCAGGCGTTATGAATAGGACCGTGCAACAGCCATATGGACGGAAGTCTATTGTGTCGCCATATTCCGTGACGCGGCCGCGCGCGCCGGTTAGGCCAACAGCCGCTTTTGCTTTTTTCATCAGCGCGCGCTGATAGACTTTATTGGCTTTGCAATAGTTAGTGCCGCCATCGTAACCATAATGCGTCAGCTCAGGCATGGTCACAGATGCGCGTCGCACCCATGAGTAGTTTGCGTCGCCGCCAAATGTGTCGGTATATTCGATGTTGTAAGTATTCATTGTCTTTCTCCCTTATCTAAACAGAATGAATGGTGACGCTACTGTCATCAGCGCCAGCATGATGAGGCCGAATCCGATGGCTACTGATTCAAAAAACTCGGTTAGTGACATGTTACAACCCCCTGGTTTGTGTGTAAGGAAATGTATAGTGCAATTATTCACAGTTGTAAAGTATTTTCTTGCATAAATTTTCACTTTTGTTTTTATGGGTGATTTTTCTGGGTGATTTGGGTGAAAAAATGGTTGAGCAATGGGCTGTAAGCCAAGCCCATATAGTGCCCATAATTCATGACTTTGGGCTATATGTGTTATTATTATAATTATAAATATTTAATAAGTATAATAATTGATATAAGTCAAATGAGCCGTGAACGTGGGGAACTGTCGAAAAGTCATTCAGCGACTTAAAACCCATCACCCAAACAACCCATATCACCCAACAATCACCCAACTCTTGTTGACATTTGACTTAACATTTTACTTTAAGTTTACATTCTAAGTGAGTTAAGCTCTAAGCTGGCCGTTTACATTTGGGGAGGGGGTCTGGGCCTTGACCATCCCTTAAAGGTTTACGAAGGGACTGCACAAAATTTTTTATTTTTAATTTTCGTAGCACATGATAAAAGAATTTATGACATTCCAATCGCTACCTTATGAGCCGCGCAAGATCGAAGCGACGGAGCAACGGCTCGGTCAGATCTATGAGGCGGCGCGGCGGGGGTTAAAAGGCGACGCGTTGGCGTTGGCCTGTGATATGATGCCGGTAGAGTATCGTAGACTCATCCAACTCGACCCGGTCGCGGAGTATTACGAAACCAAAGGGCGCGCTGACGGCGAGATGGAGATGGCGGGCGTTCTACGTGACGCGGCGCTGGCAGGCGATGCTAAGGCGGCGCTTGATATTCTAAAGCATGTGCATGGCTGGGTTGCTAAACAGGCGGTCAGCGTCGAGGTCAACCAGACGATCTCTATTACGGCGGCGTTACAAGAGGCGCAGCAACGGGTCATTGAAGGGCAGATAATAGATGCAAGTGCCAATATACTCCCCGGAGGAGGAACAGCGTCTTATGGCGACCTTATGGTCGCCGCAGATCAAGAACGATCCGCTGTCGTTCGTGAGGCTGGCGTTTCCGTGGGGGAAGCCAGGGACGCCTCTTGAGCATTTCGAGGGGCCGCGTCGATGGCAGCTAGAGGTCTTGGTTGAGCTGCGCGAACACATCAAAGCAAACGGCGGTCGAGTAGACTTTGAGACTTTCAGGATGGCGACGTCTTCGGGGCGCGGCATCGGTAAATCTGCCTTAGTCTCATGGTTAGTGATCTGGATGCTGACCACACGGATCGGCTCGACGACCATCGTGTCGGCCAATTCCGAGGCGCAGCTCCGCAGCGTCACCTGGGCCGAGATCACGAAGTGGCTGAGTATGTCACTTCACAGTCATTGGTTCGAGGTATCAGCTACCAGGGTCTTACCAGCCAAGTGGATCTCGGAACTGGTCGAGCGCGACCTGAAGATGGGCACAAGATACTGGGGTGTTGAGGGGCGGTTGTGGAGTGCAGAGAATCCAGACAGCTACGCGGGGGTGCATAACTTCGCAGGCGTGATGCTGGTGTTTGATGAGGCGAGCGGTATTGATGATACGATATGGGCAGTGGCAGCGGGCTTTTTTACGGAAAATACCCCTAATAGGTTTTGGTTGTGCTTTAGCAACCCCCGTCGTAACTCTGGTTACTTTTATGAGTGTTTTAACTCCAAGCGAGACTTTTGGAGAAATAAGATTGTCGATGCCAGATCTGTCGAAGGGACAGATAAGGCCGTCTACCAACAGATCATTGACGAATACGGACCCGACTCAACCCAGGCGCACGTCGAAGTCTATGGACAATTCCCTAACGCCTCGGACGATCAGTTTATCCCCAATTCACTGGTCGATGACGCAATGGAAAGAGCGCGATGGCTCGACCAGACTGCGCCCATTGTCGTCGGAGTAGACCCGGCACGCTTTGGTGCTGACGCGACCGTTATCGCCATCCGGCAAGGGCGCGACATGGTAGCTATCAAACGGTATCGCGGCGACGATACGATGGCGGTGGTCGGGCACGTCATCGACGTGATCGAGGAGTATAAGCCCGCGCTGGTCGTCATAGACGAGGGCGGATTAGGCGCGGGGATCGTGGACCGGCTAAAGGAGCAACGCTACAAGGTGCGAGGAG